ACTCATATTTTACAAATGAGTAAGAATGAAATCTATGAGCGTACTGCTCGTGGATTGTGGTTAGAGGGTGTGAGTGAAGGTCGCAATCAACAGTACTCATCTGTTGCTATGGGCAACGGACTACAAACACTACAAGACAAAGCTCAAGGTCTGCAACCTCCTGAGCCAAACGACTCTAGCACTCCCATTGAAATATTAGAACAACATTGCCACATAGACTTTGATGGTGATGGGTACGCTGAACCCTACATTGTGTACGTGCGTAGAGACAATAAGAAGGTTGCTCGTATCGTTGCTAGATATACACAAAACGATATTGAACGTAATGAGAGCAATGATGTTCTTAGTATCAAAGCAGAACAATACTTTACTAAGTACCCATTCATCCCGTCACCAGATGGAGGTTTCTATGACCTTGGGTTTGGAGTTTTGCTTGGGCCTCTTAATGAGTCTATCAATACAATTATCAATCAGCTTGTTGATGCTGGGACGATGGCGAACACTGCTGGTGGTTTTCTTAGTCGTGGCATTAAGCTACGTGGTGGTAACTACACCTTCAATCCGATGGAGTGGAAGCATGTAGATACTACTGGAGATGATCTGCGTAAAGGTATTGTTCCATTGCCAGTACGTGAGCCTTCTCAAGTAATGTTCACGCTACTCAACCTACTCATCAACTATGGTGAACGTATTGGCGGTTCTGTAGATATTCTTTCTGGACAGAATCCTGGACAGAATACTCCTGCTGAGACTACTCGCACTATGGCTGAGCAAGGAATGAAGGTGTTTAACGGTATCTTCAAACGTACTCACCGTAGTCTGAAACAAGAGTTCCGCAAACTGTATCGTTTAAACCAGATATTTGTTAGTGAAAATACACCATACGTATCTGGTGCAAATGGTACTGGTATGGTCTTAGCTTCTGATTACGAGGGTCCAGTAACTGATGTTATGCCTACTTCTGATCCAAGTATCACATCTGATGCACAACGTATAAATCAAGCCTCTGCTATTGCTGCCCGTGTTGCTGCTACCCCAGGTTTGTACAACAGATACGAAGCTGAGTACACATTCCTCAAAGCAATGAGAGTCACTAACATTGACAAGTTGCTACCTGATCCAAGTGGTCCTAATGCTATACAGCCACCGCCTAATCCAAAACTTCAGATAGAACAGATGAAGCTACAGGCTAAACAAGCTTCTGATCAATTAACTATGAAGATAGCTCTGCTCAAACTAATGAGTGAAGCAGAACTAAATCAAGCACAGATACAAAAGCTAGAAGCAGAAGTAGAAGAAATCAAGATTGGTATTGTTACTGAAGGCGAAAGAATGCGTATTCAGGAAATTAATATGCAAATTGGTTTACAAAGAGAACGTAGAGAAGGTGTTATGAATGCTATCAAGACTATGAATGTTGCCTTTGACAAGATGGTAGCAGGTAGTCAAGAAGATTTAGGTCAGTTCAATGTGGAGATGCCGCAACTACCTCAGTAAGGTTTTTTAAGGAGAGAGAATGGAAATAGTAAGTTCCGATAACTTTGATGAGTGGAAACATCATCCAGTAACTAAACGTCTGCTAAGGATGCTTAGTGATGACCGTGAGACTATGAAAGAAGGACTTGTCAACAATGCGTTTGACGATGAGCAAGAGGTTAAAGGTAGATGTCGAGCAATCGCAATTATCCTTAGCTTAGAGTATGAAGATCTATTTGAAGTAAAGAGAGAAACAAATGAGCAATGAGAGTGGTATTAATCCTGTAGGTTGGCGGGTGCTTATCAAGCCCCAAGAAGTAAGGGAAGTCTCCGAAGGGGGAATTATCCTAACAACAGAGGTAACCAAAGACCGAGAGCAGATGGGTAATACCACTGGTGTCGTGATTGCTATGGGTGACCAATGTTATGCCGATGAACCTGCACCTTGGTGTGGAGTTGGGGATAAGGTAATCTTTGCTAAGTATGCAGGTTTGTTGTACTTGGGTAAAGATGGATTTAAGTATCGAATGGTTAACGACAAGGACATCACAGGCACGTTAGACGCTGACGTAGATCTAGTTGATCCTTACCTAGCTAAAACATAAGTTGACATTCTTTAAAATATAGGAGTAAGATATGAGTGAAGAAAATGTTACTAGTAACGAAACAGCTCCAGAGATACGCCAAGAGGCTGAATCTCAAGGGTGGGTTCCAAAAGAAAAGTTTCGTGGAAACGAGACTGATTGGGTTGATGCTGATGTATTTGTGAAGCGTGGTCGAGAGATCCTTCCTATTCTTCGTAAGAATAATGAGAACCTCATCAAAGACTTACAGTCAACCAAAGAGCAACTTAAAGAGTTTCGTGAAGCAGCAGAAGAGTTTAAGAGATTCCAGAAAGATGCTTATGAACGTAAAGCTCAAGATTATGAGTTACGTATCCAAGCAATAAAAGAAAGCCGTGCTCAAGCAATTAGCGATGGGGACGGACAGAAAGTCAATGCTTTAGATGATGCCCTAGATCAAGCTAAAGATGAACTCAAGGATGCTAAGCAAGCAGTTAAAGATGCTGACAAGACACCGATTAGTGCTGCCCCAGCAAGTCAAGAAATTGATCCAGGACTACAACAATGGTTGGATAAAAACTCTTGGTTTGGGCAAGACAAGCGGATGACTGGCATGGTTAACGGTATTGGTGAAAGCCTTCGATTAGAGTTCCCTTTGCTTAAAGGACAGGCATTTTTAAATAAGCTTGATGAAGTGTTAGCAGAAGAGTTTCCAAATAAGTTTGGGGAAAAGAAAAGCCCATCTAGTCGAGTGGAATCTGGTTCAGGTAGAGCAGGTCGTGGTAACAGCAGCAATGCTCCCTCCTATGACAATCTCCCCTCTGAAGCCAAAGCTGCATGTGATCGGTTTGTTAAGCAAAAGCTTATGACTCGTGAACAGTATGTAGCTGATTTTGACTGGAATTGATTTAATAACTTGAAAGGAAATTGATATGCCCCGCGCACTAAATGAGTTTGAAAAACGTGATCGCTTAGTAGCTAAGATAGAAGAACGTAAGACAGCAGAGTCTGCTCCTACACCAGCACTAAACGGTACAACTCGTAAAAAACGTAACGTGTTTAACGGCACGGAAGCTAAGATAAGTGTCCAACAACAGATAGATGGTTATCACCTACATGTCTTTACAGACAAAGGTGGACGCATACAATCAGCTATGGATAATGGCTATGAGTTTGTAAGACCAGATGAAGTTGGAGGCGTGAGTGAGAATGTGGTTAGCCGTAATGGTGACCTCGGAGAAAGAATTAGGTATCTTGTAAATCCTCGTGCTGAAGGTACGGAGCAATACGGTTATCTAATGAAGATTCGGCAAGAATGGCATGAGGAAGATCAAACCGAACTTCAGGCTAAAAACAATCTTATTGACGCTGCTATTCGTAAGGGTAAGATCACTGGAGACAATCCATCGTTCTATACCCCTAGGGACGGCATCAAACTTAACTAACGTTTTAAAGGAGTCTTAAATGGCTAACGTAAATAAAGCCAACGGGTTTAGTCCTGTTGGTAACTTGCTAGGTGGCAAGTGGAATGAGCAGGGTCGGCTCTATGCTATTCCTGTTGCTGACACTACCAATAGCTATGCAATCGGTGATTGTGTGATGTCTCGTAGTGGTTCAGACTCTACAGGTATCCGCAATATCCAAAAATGGGGTGGTGCAACTACTACTTCTGCTTTGCCTCTAGGCATTATTGTGGGCATCCGTGTTGCTGATCCAGGTGTAAGCTTGGTTGGTAATTCTTTGTCTTTAGAGAAGGCATATATTGCTGCTGGTACTCGTACTAGTGTGCGTTATGTCTATGTTGTGGATGATCCTTTCGTCTTGTTCGAAGCTCAATTTGATAGCACTGGTGCTACTCAAGCTCAGCTTTCTATGAACGCTGCTGTGACCATCTCCGCTGCTAATCAAACATCTTTGGCTAATAGTGTGCCTTTCTCTGATATGGTTCTTACTGGACCAGCAGTTACGGCTACTCTGCCAATCCGCATGTTAGGTGCTGTACAACGTGGTGACAATGAAGTAACTAGCGCAGCTAGTCCTTATGTCCGTGTGTTGTGCAAATTTAACTACCACGAATACGGTACTATCGGCTCTGCTTCTGGCACTGTCGTTAACTACCTTGCAGTCTAATTAAGGAGATTAAATCATGGCTGGAGTAATTACAACCGCATCGCATCCCAAAGCACTATGGCCTGGTATCAAGGCTTGGTGGGGACAAACCTATAACGAGCACCCAGAAGAGTACGTAGACTTGTTTGATAAGGACACTTCTACTATGAACTACGAAGAAGACGTTCAATTGTCTGGCTTCGGTCTAGTGCCAGTTAAGTCTGAAGGCGCAGGTACTGCCTATGACTCTGAGATCCAAGGCTTCACAACTCGCTATACACACGTTGCATACGCAATGGGTTATATCGTGACTAAGGAAGAAATGGATGACAACTTGTATGAGCAAGTATCCAAGAAACGTGCTGCTGCATTGGCTTTATCTTTCCGTCAAACGAAAGAAAACATTGCTGCTAACGTGTACAACCGTGCTTTTAATGCTTCGTATTTAGGTGGTGATGGTGTAGCTTTGTGCTCTACTGCCCACCCAAATACTTCGGGTGGTACATTCTCTAACAAGCCAGCAGTTGATGTTGACTTGTCTGAGGCTTCTTTGGAAGATGCAGTGATTGCAATCATGGGCTTTACAAATGACCGTGGTCTGTTAGTCGCTATTCAACCAAACAGCTTGCACATTGCTCGTCAAGAAGTGTTTAATGCTCAACGCATTTTACAAACTGAGTACCAACCAGGTAACGCCAATAACGACATCAACGTCATTAAATCTGGCAACTACATCCCTGGTGGTTTCAAAGTGAACCACTACTTCACAAGCCCACATGCTTGGTTTATCCGCAACACTATTCCTGGTGGTACTGGTTTAAAGTACTATGAGCGTATGGCTGTTACGTTTGATCAA